ACGCGCGTGCCTGGGCCAAGAGTCGCAAAGATGAGGGCTGGAAATCCTCAGAGCAGGCAGGCCAGAAACGAGTGGAGGCGCCTGACGGCAGCCGCTGGCGAGTGTTCAGCAAGGACACGCCTTACGGCTGGAGCGCTGGCCTGGCGTTGATAGATGAGGTCTGGGCGCTGCGCGCAGCCATTGTCGAGGATGGCATTGAGCCCACCCAGATTGAGCGCACCTGGCCGCAGCTGGGGCTCTTGTCCTCTGCGCACCCCAGGGCCACATCCCTGTTCATCGACAGGCGCGCCACGGCGCTGCTGGGGGGCTCCATCCTGCTGCTGGAGTGGAGCACCCCGCGCTACCTAGAGCTGAGCGATAGGCAGGGCTGGAGGATGGCCAGCCCCCACTGGACGGCGCAGCGTGAGCAGACAGTGGAGCGCGCCCTGCAGCGCGCCCTGTCCTCACGCTCCAGTGCGCTGAATGAGGAGGACCCTATTGCCACCTTCCGGGGCCAGTACCTGAACCAGTGGCCAGAGCGCGCCGACAATGAGCAGACACTGCCTGGGGATGCCCTATTTACCCCTGGCGCCTGGGCGCAGCTCGCTGGCCCCGCTGACCCTGTTGGCCCTGTGGTCTTTGCGGTGGAGGACTTTGCTGGCATCGCTGTGGCCGTCGCTGCAGCTGGCCGCAACCCCAGCGGCACCATCACGCTGGAGGCCTACGTGTTGCCCGGTGATCGGCGCGTGGCCTACGACTGGATAGCGGCGCACTCTGCCAGCAGGCCTGGCAGCTCACTGGTGGTGGGCACTGCGCTGGCAGATGACGCGCCTGTGGTGGAGCTGGGCGCCTCGCTCACTGTGGTGCCCATGAGCTACGGCGACACACGCGCAGCCCTGTCACTGCTGCGCCAGGTGGTCAACAGGCGCGGCCTGGTGCATGCGGAGACTCCAGAGCTGGACAGCCAGGTGAAGGCCTGCAGAGTCGGGGAGGGCACCGCTGGGCTGCGCGTGGCTTCCAGTGGGCGCTGGGATGTCATCAGGGCAGCGGCATGGGCAGTGGGCGCAGTGGAGCGCGAAAGGCGCAATGCGCCCAGTGTGTATTAGGGGGGCTGTATGGACATTCGGTGATTAGATGAGGGTCCAGCACTCCCCACTCTCACTGGTTAGGTGGCTCAGCAATGGCAGTGAGCAAGACAGCGGCACAGGCAGCAGCGAAGGCGAAACCCAGACGCCGCAGCACAGCAGCACCACCCCCCAAGATGACTGGCAGCGAGATAGAGCGCGCTGTGAAGGGCATGGACCTGGCATTCATCCAGTGCAGAGACTTTGGGCACAGCTGGCGCCCATACTCAGCGCGCTGGCTGCCGCAGGACAATGCCTACCGCTCTGAGCTGATCTGTCAGCGGTGCAAGACCATCAGGGCGCGCTGGCTGTCCAGCACAGGCGCGCAACTCTCAGGTAACTATGACTACCCAGAGGGCTACCTGGTCCAAGGCCTGGGCAGGCTGACAGGCTCAGACAGGGATGTCATCAGGCTGCAGAGCGTGCTGTCAGTGCTGACCACCGATACTGCAGAGGAGTGAGGCTCCGTGAGCACCGATGACGACGACTATTCCGGTGAGCAGCTCAGCGGCCCGCCCATGGGCTATCTGATAGTGATCGGTCCATGTTTCGGCTGTGGCAAAGTCTTCGCATTCTCCGCACAGCGCGTGCCATCCGTGGTGGTGGAGGGCGACCGTAGACCCGTCTGCGCCGACTGCATTGAGCATGTCAATCCCATGAGAGTGGCGAACGGCCTGCCCCTCTTCACTCCCCTGCCCGGTGCCTACGAAGCTGGTGAGGAATAGCCCATGCGTGAAATGACCATGAACCATTGGTGTGACTCATGCTTCCTGGAGGCGCAGACCAAAGAGCCTGCGGTGCATACCTTTACGGTCGGCGCCTGCACTGGTGAGTCGCGGCCAGCGCTCAAGGTGCTGGAGCTGTGTGAGCGGCACAGCAAGCTGGTGCTGGACCTGCAGGCGCTGCTGGCTGAGACAGGCCAGGTGCCAGAGCCTGCCAAGCTGACCGCGCGCCTGGCGCCTCTCAAGAAGCGTTCAGCGCTCACCCCTTGCCCTGTCTGCCAGGGCACGGTGCCACGCAACACGATGGTTGCCCATGTCTGGCGCCATCACCGGACGGACGAGCGTCCGAAGACTGATGCCAAGTGCCCCACCTGTCATGAGCAGCAGCGTGACGGCGCAGGGCTGGCCGCGCATCGGCGCATTGCCCATGAATATGACGCGCTGGCAGATGCGCTGGCTGGGGTGAAGGGCTATCGTCCACGCTGAACGTGTCATGACACCTGGCCCCCCCCTTACGGTGTCATGACAGACAGGAGGCGCCCCCCTGACCCACGCGGGGGGCGCTTTCCTGCATCCCCAGCGTTACCCTTTGCATCTATGGAACCCATGCAGCTGCCCTCAGGCATCCTGGTGCCCTCAGCGCGCAGCCTGGGGCCACCTGATCCCCAGTCACTGCCCCCGCGCAGTGATGTGGCCCCCAACGCCAATGACCCGGTGGGCACCGTTGGCCCAGCGCCGACTGCCGACAATGCAGGCGGCGCACAGCATGTGATGTACCCAGCCAGTGATCCACCCCTGGAGGCCAGCGCCTGGGCTGGCTGGCCAGTCGAATGGGCAACCCCTACCACCACCAGCGGGCGCTGGGGTGGAAACGCTGACATCGTATGGACCTGCATAGACCTCAATGCGCGCATTGTGGCAGATATGCCTGTCTTCATGACCAGGCAGCTGCAGCGGCTGACCCCGCTGCCCTGGGTGGCCAACCCCCAGCCTGAGGTCTACAGCCACTGGGGTGAGTTCATCCGCCAGGTGTGGTGGAGCTACCAGGCCATCGGTGAGGCATTCATTGTCTGCACCAGCCGCTACCAGGATGACTACCCCTACCCGCGCACCTTCATGATGATGGACCCTGCCTACGTGTCAGTGGACCTGGTGGATGGGGTGCGCCGGTACATGATCGGTGGTGAGGATGCCACAGAGGACATCCTGCACATTCGCTACATGTCCTGGCCCAGTGACTGCAGAGGGCATGGGCCACTGGAGGCAGCTGGCGAAAGGCAGCTAGCTGCCCAGACATTCATGCGCTTTGGCACTGAGCTGGCCCAGAACGGTGGCGTTCCCTGGGCTGTGCTCAAAAGCAAGTACCGGCTGGGGTCGGCGCAGGCGCAGCAGCTCAAGGCGCAATGGATAGCCAGCGCGCGCAACAGGTTTGGCGCCCCCGCCATCATTGACAGTGACATGGACCTGCAGGTGCTGCAGGTGCCCCCCAAAGACATGGCGCTGGCTGACCTGCAGAAATTCACAGAGGCACGGATTGCCACCCTGCTGGGGGTGCCCCCCTACCTGGTCAGCCTGCCATCCGGCGCCGATGCCATGACCTACAGCAATGTGGTGAGCCTGTTTGACTATCACTGGCGCGCAACGCTGCGCCCTGGGTCAAGGTTCATCACGCGCGCCCTCTCAGGGTGGGTGCTCGCTGGTGGCACTGACCTGGAGCTGGACCCCAGCAGCTACATCCAGCCTGGCCCCTCTGAGCGTGTCGGCTACTACCAGACCATGGTGGGCATGGGCGCCATGACCATCCCTGAGGTACGGATAGCAGAGCGGCTGTCCAATATCGACGCGCCCACCACGGCGCCTGATTCTGGGGAGGTGTTCAGCAATGCCGGTATCTGAAATGCACTACCGCGCATGGCCTGTCAGTGAGCTGGAGCTGCGCGACACTGCCGACGATGGGCTTACGGTCACTGGCCTGGTGGTGCCGTATGACCACGAGGCGCCGATTGAGGAGTTACGTGACAGCGGGGTGATTCGTTACAGGGAGGCCTTCACCAGGGGCGCCTTTGACAGGGCGCTACGGGCGCCCAACAGGGTCAGCCTGACCTATAACCATGACGTGACCCTGCAGGCGCGCCTGGGCTATGCCAAGGGCTTTGCTGAGTCGGCAGAGGGGCTGGTCGGCACCTTCCGGCTAGACAGGTCCAGCGCCGACAAGGCCAAGGACATCCTGGAGGGCTCGCACCCTGCATTCTCCGTTGGCTTCTATTCCCTGGTGCCCCAGCCTGGCAGGGAAAGGCCTGGGGCGCTTGTCATCCGGCGCAGCGTGATCCTGGATCACGTGGCCGCTGTGTCACAGGGCGCCTATGTAGGCGCTGGGGTGGCCAGCATCCGCACCGCTGAGCTGGACGCTGGCGAACCAACGCCAGCGGACGTGGCCGCAGAAGCCCAGCACCGCGCCGACGCTGATCTACTGGCCTGGGTGCAGGAAGCTGCCGCAGAGCAAGCCAAGTGGGATGCGGACTAGCTAGTATCTGACCAGGTAAGTGGCACCCCAGGAGCAGGCACCCCTGAGCAGTAGGCAGGCACCCCTGTGCATGACTGGCCCCCCATGGATGAACTCAGCACCCCATCCATCACAGGGAAGGCCAATTACCCATGCCTATGGATGCCATCTCATCCAAGCTGATCCAGGAGCGCCAGGGGCTCATTGCCCGCGCCGAAGGCATCAAACAAGGCGCCTACGAAGACAATCAGCGTGACCTGGTGGACAGCGAGCGCCAGGCGCTGGGCAACATCCAGCAACGCATCCGGGGCATTGATGAGCAGCTGACGCTCACCACTACGGACTACCAGCTGAACGCTGAGACAGCCGCGCGCATTGCCGCATTCAGCGGCCAGCAGCAGCTGCCCAGTGAGGGCTTCCAGTACCGCACCGCTGGTGAAGTCCTCTATGACTGCCTGCACCAGGGCGCCGATCGGCAGGCGCGTGAGCGCTTCCAGTCCGTGCTGCAGGCGCAGACCCGGGCGGCCGAACACATGGGCACCTCATCCGGCGCCACGGTCGCCACGGCTGGTGGCATGCCAGGGCTGGTCATCACGCCTGTGCAGGGACCGGTCATTGACTTGGCCTGGGGTGGAATGCCCCTCTTCCAGGCGCTGAACCCATCCCCAGCGACCAACCCTCTGGGCTGGTCGCGGCCACGCATTGTGGACCCCTACCTGGACACGGCGGCTGGCCCCCAGGCTGGCAGCAAAGAAAAGGCTGAGCTGCCCAGCAAGCATTTCGATGTCACCGCTGATGAAGTCAAGCTCACCACCCTGGGCAACTACCTGAACATCAGTATTCAGCTGGAGACCTTCGTCGCTGGGTCGCTTGACATCATCGTGGGCCAGCTGAACAAGCGCCTGAGCCGTGGCCTGGAGAAGGCTTCGGTGGCAGAGCTTGCCAAGGCCACAAAGAAGATCACCCTGGCTGCCAGTGCCAGTGCCAGTGAGGTACTGGCTGCCATCTATGCGGCCAGCGCTGCAGTGTTCACAGCCACCAACGAGCTGCCCAGCTGGCTGGCCATGGGGCCACTCGGGTGGGCGCGCATGGGGTCAGTGAGCGACCTGGCTGGCAGGCCTTTGTTCCCCACACTGAACCCTGCCAACGCCAGCGGCACATCCAGCGCTGGCAGCTTTGGGGCTGACGTGGCTGGCATCCGTACTGTGATCACGCCTGGGATCACTGACACCACTATGTATATGGGCAACGGCGCTGGCATTGAGGCTGCTGTGTACCGCTTCCCCATGCTGCAGGCGGTAGAGCCCAGCGTGCTGGGGCGCCAGGTGGCTGTGGCAGCCTCCTATGGCTTCTATCAGCCCCCGACCACTGAGGCTGGCCCCAGTGGCACCCCAGCGGCCAAGAATGAGGGCATCGTGGTGATTGCGCCATGACCTTCTACAGCAGAGAACAGTCTGAGCTGGGTGAGTTCGGCGCTGAGCCCAACGAGAATGGCGCCCCAGACCCAGAGCCAGAGCCTGCCGCAGAGCCAGACCCTGACCCCAAAGAGCCAGCGGCAGAGCCAGTCTCAGAGCCAGGAGGCTGAAACATGACGCGCCCTGGGTACTTTGACCAGAGCTACCCACCCAGCATCTACGCGCCCCCCACACCACCTGGACCGGACAAGGGCGCAGCTGCGCCTGCGGGTGTGTTCCCAGCTGAGCCCACGGTCACTGCCCAGAACGCGGCCAACGCTGCCAAGCTAGGGCCTCTGGGCTACGTGGCCGCGCCCACCACTGCCTGGACCAGCGGGCAGGGCATCACGGTGGGCACCTTCGTATTCAGCTGGGACGGCACGGCCTGGCAGCCAGGGGCAGTGGCATGAGCACCAACCCCAACCCCTGGGATGGTGACCCTGCATTCATTGTCGAAGCTGCCGCAGGCATCCTGCACCTGGACAGCACCGACCCAGACATGACGCGGCTGGGGCGCCTGGCCTATGTGGTGATGGACCTGGTGCGCCATCAGCTGGACTGGGTGCTGGCCTTCGATGACCCAGCCCAGGGTGAGCCCATCCCTGACCCGGCGACCGATGCCTGTATCACTGCCCTGGTGGAGCAGTACAGGCGCAAAGATGCCCCCTTTGGCATCACAGGCGCCTGGTCGGCTGATGGGGTGGCCATGCGGGTGAGCAAGGACTGGCTGGACCCTGTGCTCTTTGCGCTGCAGCCCTACAAAGCCCAGTGGGGGGTGGCGTGAGCGCACCTGTGGCCACTGCGCTGCCCATCCTCATCAGTGCGGCGCAGCCCATCATCCAGGCGCTACTGGGTGCTGGGCTGCGCGTCTTTGATGACCCCAAGGACATCAACCCACCATGCATCTACTACGCGCCCCCTACGCTGCGCTTTCGATTCAAGGGCAACGACTATGAGTGTGACCAGACCCTGGTGCTGTGCAGTGGCCACACCATCAAACGCATTCAATACCAGGAGCTTTCAGACCTGCTGACCAGGGCGCAGGCTGCCCTGGTTGGCCGCATGGTCACTGCCAGGCCAGCAGACATGTGGACTGCAGACCAGACAGCGGTACTGGCCGCATATGAGCTGACATGGACTGACCTGATTAGGCAACGATGAAAGGAACACGCGAGATGACCCAGCCCACAGCGGATGTCAATAAGTTTGGCCCTGGGGTGCTCAAGATCGGGGCCACTGGCAGCGAGATTGATGCCAGCTGTGCAGTCAACGGGCTGCGCATCACAGCGTCACCCGATAGGGGCGACAGCAAGACCATGCTGTGTGGCACCACCAAGGCTGGCACCGTGCGCTATGACTACGAGATGACAGGCAACCTGGACCTGGACCTGGAGGATGGCGCGGCCAGCCTCTTTGCCCTCAGCCAACAGAATCCAGGCAGCACACAGTCATTCGAGTTCACCCCCAACACTGCTGGGGGCAACAGTGCCAAGGGCCAACTGATCCTGGACCCCTTGGACTTTGGCGCCGATGCCTATGGCGACATCATGAACAGTGATGTGACCTGGAGTCTGGTGGGCGCGCCTGTCTACACCTACGGGGGCACCACCCCGCCAGTCACGGTGGCCATTACTGGGGTCACCGCTGGCAGCCCTGGGTCATTCCAGCCTGGCAACGCCACGCTGCCAGCCAACCTGGCAGCACTCAAGGCTGATCCAGTGGTGGGTGACGCTGGAAGCGCAAAGCCCACCGCTGCCTGGACCACTGGGCAGAGCGTGAACCTGGCCAGTGGCAGTGCGCACTGGGGTGGGTCAGCCTGGGCCACTGGCGCGGCCACCTGATGGCTTCCGGCATCCAGGTGGAAGTGCAGGGTGCGCAGCAGCTGGAGCGCACCCTGCACTCTGCTGCCACCCAGCTGCTGGACCAGAGCGCCCCCAACAGGGTCGCTGGCCAGCAGCTGGTGGCAACGGCCATGGGACGCGCGCCCCGGCGCACAGGGCGCCTGGCTGGGTCCATCGTGGTGCTGGGGACTGACCGGGTACAGGTCCAGGTGGGCAGCACTGTGCGCTATGCAGGCTTCGTCAACTACGGCAGCAGGCACAACAGGCCCACCTACTTCCTGACAGGGGCGCTGGATAGCCTCACCACTGATGCCTACGCGGAATATGCAGACCAGGTGCTGGGCACCGTGAAAGGGGCATGAGATGAAGCAGCTAGCCATCCACATCACGATGGCCAACGGTGATGAGTGGGATGTGCGCACCACCACCAAGGATTACGTGGCGTACGACGACACAGCCAAACGCCAGCGCCCCCCGTGGGGGTCCATGAGTGAGAACACTGCGCGCTGGGAGGCTTTCCTGGCGTGGCATGCCTCCAGGCGCCTGGGGCTCTATGACAAGCCCTGGGAGGCCTTCCTGGATGATTGCGTGTCAGCTGATGGGCAGCCGACAGAGCTGGACCCTACGGTGACGGCACCTGGGGTCGATTCCTGACAGAGCTGAGCCTGGCTACCAGCATTCCGGTGACCACCTGGCTGGACCAGGGGGACGATGTGCTGGCCACTGTGGTGGACATCTACGAACAGCGCGCAGCGGAATCCAGAGCAGCAGAACGCAAACGACGGAAGGGCGCGTGAGATGGCATCCAGGTCAGCCAGTCTCAGCATCCGTGTGCTGGTGGATGCTGCCCAGGGCGCCAGCGAGCTGCGCCAGGTAGGTGACGCTGCAGGCAGTACCACAGACAAGCTGGCCAGCATGGTCAAGGCAGCCGCTGCCTTTGCTGGTGTCGGCGCCTTCATGCAGTCAGCTGTGGATGCTGCCAGCAGGCTGCAGCAGTCATCGGGCGCTGTGGAAGCTGTCTTCAAAGGCAGCGCCGATGCTGTGAAGCAATTCAGCACCGATGCTGCACAGTCGTTGGGGCTCAGTAAGTCTGCCTACCAGGAGCTGGCCACCGTGATTGGTAGCCAGCTCAAGAACGCTGGCGTGGCCATGGATCAGCTGGCGCCCAAGACCCAGGAGATTATCGCCAAAGGCGCTGACCTGGCTGCCATGTTCGGGGGCACCACAGCTGAGGCTGTGGACGCGCTGTCATCGGCGCTCAAGGGTGAGCGTGACCCTATCGAGCGTTACGGCATCAGCCTGAACCAGGCAGCCATTGACGCTGAGATTATGGCTGAGGGGCTGGACACCAGCACCAGCGCAGCCAAACAGGCTGCCACCCAACAGGCCACCCTGGCGCTGATCTACAAACAGTCAGCGGACAGCCAGGGCGCGGCTGCGCGCGAGGCTGACAGCTACGCCAGCGTGATGCAGCAGCTCAATGCCATATGGGAGAACAGCATTGCTGATGTGGGCTCTGCGCTGCTGCCCGCGCTGTCCAGCCTGGGCAAAGCACTGGGGGACATGGCGCCTGCCATTAGCACCATCCTTGGCCCCCTTGCTGCCTTTGCTGGCTGGGTGCTGGACCTACCCACCCCCATCCTGGCGGTGGCCGTTGGCATGGCGCTGTGGAAATTCAGCCCCATTGCTGGGATGCTGTCCAGCCTGTCCACATCCATGCGCAACGCCACCACATCCGCGGATGGGTTCAGGAGCGCGATGGGCAATATCGGCAAGGTTCTGGGCGCCGGGGCGCTGCTGGGCGCAGGCATGCTGCTGATCGGTGAGCTGACCAGCACCATGGCAGAAGCCAAGCAACGCGCGGCTGACTTTCAGTCGGCTGTGCAGTCGCTGGGTGACGAGTTGGTACGCACCGGGGGCCAGGCAACCTCAGCTTTCGATGACCTAAAGCGCACCACCCTGGAAAACAGCGAC